GCCATTGCCTTCATTTCCGCTCGTTCCTCGGGCGTGAATACACCGTCCTCTGCCGCCGACACAAACGTCTGGTTTAGTTCGGTGACCACGGTTTTAACCACAACTGATATGTCCTCTATGGCGGCAAATGCGAGTTCATTATTCGTTCTTGCCCTCACCCACCTGCGCACCTCATACAGTATCCACGTGCCTAGCACGCCCGCCAAGCTAATACAAATGGGGGCAAGGGTAGATATAAGCTGTTCTTTCATGTCTATTAACTCTCCTTTGCTCTCTGGCTTAATGTTGCCAATGCCAATTCCTCTGGCGTCATTTCAGACGCCTCGTTCATTAAAGCACGAATGATATTGCTTATGGCCATGCTTATGTAAAGAAACATTGCAGGCGTGAGAACAATACCCTTGCTTTCAACTTTTTCAGTTTCCTCTACGCCATTCATTCTACGCTCCTCCTTCAATCTCTATGATACCAAGTGTAAACAATGCCTTGATAATCTCTTTTTTAAACGTTAACCATACCCGCTCTTTTCCCTCTGCAGTTTCAGTACCAAGAACGGCAGACCACGCTTTTAATGCTAGGTCACCATGGTCAAAGATTGGATGATAGCTGCTTTTCCAGTCCGCCTTCACCGTGGCTGGCATCGTATCGTAAAGGTCAAGGTATTCCTCATAATTATCGTTAAACCATTTCAGGGCAGCGTAATACCGTTCCTCATTGGTTGCCCCAGACTTGAATGCGGCACACCCTGCGATAAACGATAATGCCAACACCAATACCAGAATTGGCGCAATTCGTTTTAATATAACCATATAATCATTTCCCCCTTATTCGGATCTACATCGGCATGTATATAATTTTTGCCAATGCCTATTCTCTTAAACCCTGCCTGAAACAGAGCGTGTAGAATCTTGTATCTGTACCAATTGTTCTTTGTTTCTATGTCTACGGCATAACCCTTGCGGTGTGAGCTAGTTTCACTTCCTCCAACATCACGGTTGTGGTTATAGCATCGGCACCATGAGTTTATATTGAAAGAGAATCCCGCATTTAGTTGGGCGGTTCCCAGTTTCACCAATAGGGGCGCATAATCCACCCTGTATCCGCAACCGCAACGGCATTTTATCTGTTCTGCGTTGAAGAGATAATTGCCCACCTCATCCTCTACTACGGGAAAGTCCACTATTTCTTTCCCTTGGTCTGCTCATTCATGAATTCTTCTATTTCGCCCATGGATTGGCCGATTTTGCCGTACAGGGCTTCTATATCAAGGCGACGCTTGCCTATGGTTTCCATGTATCGCCGTATCTTGACTATCTCGTTGAAAATCATGTGGCGGCAATCGTCACATTTGCGCTTTCGTTTAGGCATTTTTGCCGTTGAGTTTGTCTAACTTCTTCTCTAAACGTTTTGTGGATTCTTTGAGGTGGTTGAATTCCGATTTCAGAACTCTTTCCAGGCTCTCATGTTGCGTTGTGCATATCTCTCTTGGCACGAATTTTTTATCCAAACTGTTCAATTTTTTGCCATTTATCTTGTTTAATGCAACTTTAGTGCCCCCGCCCCCGATAACCAAAATAACAAACCCTATTAATGCCTGCTCCAATCCGGTGAGTGTCATGTCTATGCCTTCGAACTAAATGCTACCGTTACATCACAGTGTTCTGGGTCGTTGTGATAATTCCATAAATCACCAACGGTCCAATCGTATCCCTGCTTAACTTTGGTGTTTATTGCGTCGTTGCGTTCCCTTAGTTTCTGGTCAAATATGGTTCGCACCTCGTCCAACATTGCAATAACTTTGTCGGGAGTTGCGTTTGGCCATTTGCTAACTATTGCTTCCGCTATTTCAGTTGATGTTAATGCCATGTATGTATTCCCTATGTCGAACTTGTAAAATTCAAAGAACGTGTTGTGGGTCCGTAACTTATTGTGTACCATTTTGCTGAACTTAATGCCGCAATGTTCAGGTAGGGCAACCGCTTCTTTGTTATTGCAGTCTGCGTTGATTTCACAACGCTAACATTTGTTGTGTTTAGTTTTACACCATAGGTTCCAGGATGCGTACTCAACCTAATGGATACATAACTGGAAGTGTCAAATATGATATGCGTTTGGCACCCTATCCTCGGCCTGCGCAATGAATGAACCGTTTTTGCTGTTGACCTGATAATATTCACACCATAATTTAACAATGTGCTGTTCTTGCCAGTACTCTCCCTGATGTGTGTTAGTGGTGAAAACATGCACCAGTTCCAATCGCTTGAGTTACTATCTGGCGTGATTATGCGCGGTGAATCCTCGCTTGCACCCTCCGTAGTTGCCACATAGATGCTTGATAGACGTGCCGTGCTATCCAGCATAAAGACTATATCGTTTTTAGTGATAGAGTTGCCGTCTATACCATCTATGTCGTTGGCGCCACCATCGGTTGTTCCTAATTTTATATATACTGTTTTTGACATTTATATCCTCACGGAACACACGGGATTGCCGCCTGCCCAGAATAAACTCCATCATCAAACGCTTGTTGCATACTAAACGCATCGCCCTTTATGGTTAAAACCCATAACCAACCCTCCACGCAAACAGAATAGACATAGGTTGTAGACGGTAAATTTATCCGTTCAATGCCCAACACTTCAACACTATCCCATTCGTCTGCATAAGCATTGCCGTTGGTTCCTCCGCCCCCACCACTACAGGCGATTAGGGTTAGCATTATTATGGGAATTATCAATCTTAAAATTACCTTCATGATTATCCTCCTTTATAAATATCTATTATGTGCGGTCGTATTTCCAGAACCACTTACAACCTTATACCCGGTGCTTGCATTTTCAATAATATTGGCAACTATATTATTATTTGAACCTGTCACCCCAATACCTAAATGTTTTCCTTCGGGACCGTCATTACCTGCATATCCCCCCATGCGCAATTGATTTCCCGTAAACACTGTACGGTTCCCGTGTAACACTATTCCTTGACAAGTGTCACCCTCTGTTGCCTGTAAAACTACTACTGTATTATTTGCGCCTACAACGTCATTTCCCCCAACATATAATCCTACAGTAGAAGAGGTGGTTTTATTTTTAACCGTGATCTTGTTATTGCTACATATACAGTTGTTACCACTAACACGCATGCCATACCATCTAGTGTCGCCTGACGATAATACCGAAACACTATTCCCCACTGCTTGTACTTCTGCCCCAATTACATCACAAACGTAAACAATGCCAGCGTGTCCCGTGGGAACTAGATCACTTGAAACTAATACCGTGTTACCTTGAAACAATGCATGGTCGCCACTAACCTGGACTGCTTGTGCTGCAATATTGATAAATTGATTATCAGATACATTTATATTTCGTCGTCCGGTACTATAAACAAAAACCCCAGTCTGTCCAGCATGGCTAATTTTATTGTTGTTGATTGTAAGCGAATTAAAAGATAGCGTTAAACCCGTGCAAGGCAAAAATCCGATAGCTCCACCCGTTGTTACACATCTTTCTATAATTATTTTGTTTGCCTCTTTAGCCCTAAAAGCTACATCACCCGAACCATCTCCGAGGATGCCAGTTCTTTTCATGTCAAAATAAAGTCTATCTAGGTGGATATTATTGTTTGGTGCTGCCGAAGAAACAAATATTAAATCTCCAGTTAGTGCTGTTGATTCAGTTGAGCTTAAATTTTTGATTTTAAAATTTGAAAAATAAATGCTTTTATTGTCTGGTTTCCGTAATTTAAATGCTGATCTACCGCTACTAACTGTTATAACAACACCTTCTTGTGATTCACCTATAATCTCAATATTACGATTTGATAAATGTACTGCTGTTGTTAAATTATATGTACCAGATAGTAGATAAAGCCCATTTCTATCGGTATCAACTAAAGCATTAACAGCCGTTTGTATGTTGTTATATTCCCCCTTGTTTGTTGTTGGGCCTACAATAACGTATCCCTTTGCCCACATTTCATAAGCATCTTGACCCAAATTCTGTGCAGTTAATGGCCCAGCCACAGGCACTTGCCATACCTTGTTGCTATCATCTTCCCATACCACCATTGCCGATGGAGATAAATCATCCCAATCTTGAAGTGTCACGGAATATTTTGTAGCTCTCACCGTCATGGAACAGTCTTTGTTTATTTTTATGCTATCAATCACACACACATGCGTTCCGCCGTAGTCCGCGTGAGATATGGTAATAACGTCCCCTGGTTGCAATTCAAGGCATGTTCCCTTCAATACCATGGTTATCTGCGCCTGATTGTTGTGCTTGCGCTGATAGTAAAGCATGCCTATTTTTTGCACGTCTTGGCTGTCCGTAACGAATGGCACTGACAATACTTCGCCACTTGGGTATAATTTGTTGGAGTTATCGCTACTCCCCGCCACAAGCGTCCTGATTAGCTTATCCTGTGCTTCTCCTGATTCCTGCCACGCCACCTCACCACTATCATGGATTTCTTCTGGTCGCACATCCCTGTATTGAAACGTTCCCTCACTTCTGTCCGCCGTTCTGACTATGTGCGATTTGTTTATGGTTTTCTGTGAGGTGGCCGACATGGGATGCAACTCCACACCCTCCCCAACAATGACGTTTGAGTGTGCCATGGCGAGCAACTGTAATAATACATATCTGCGTGGTTGTTTTTGGTAGTACCCACCATTGAAACCACTGTGACTCCAAGACGTATAGGTCGTTTTGGCGGTGTCAAACGTTGCCAAATCCAAATCGTTCTGGTCAACGCCCATGTCTTTTAGCGTGAAATGAATAGCATCTGCAGGGTTTGTTAACCCGCTCGTGTCAGACCGCGTGAATTGCGTGGGCATGTCAAGGAAATGGTCTCCCTGTCGCCATAAACCGGGGGCATCCGCCGTGCCGTCATTGTCCACATCGGCTATGATTGCGTGAAACATCCTGTAATTATTCCCGTCAACGGGAGACGCCTTCGTGTATTGATTGAAACTGTACGACCCACTTGCCCACTCACTCTTTCTACCCCACGCACGGGGGGAGCGTACATTAGCTATATTATAAGTATGTTTGGTACTGCCTAGAACGTAATAGCGCGACCCCATACTAAACTGTCCCGTGCTACCTGATAGGGTTTCGCCAACAAGACCCGTATCATGCCCAACCTCAATGGCAGAGGATTGTGCCCGGAGTAAGATAAAGGTGCCATTGTTTTCTGCATTGCTAAACCCCGTAGTGGTTATGTTTCGACCTACCTCGAAATTGTCAAAGGCATTGGCTTTATCACACAGGAACTTACACCTTGCCCCTTCACTTGTGGCCTTAACCACCACATCGGAGCTTGTTGCTGTGATACCACTTGAAACATAAACCGAGCGCAGGGGGATATATGCAGAACCTATTGGGACGGGCAAACAAACATTGCTATTGAAATCGGTGTCATCTGAGGGAAATAAATCTTTCAGGAGGCGCAAGTTAGGATAGTTACCACGCAGATACTTTTGCAGAAAATCTTCGCATACCAAACGAAATTTCTGATATCCAAGTTCAGCTCGCTTGATACGAAAGCGCCAGCGTCTAACCACTTCTTCATTCGTGCCATCGGATATGCGAAGTGATAATTTTACAGTTCCCCCCTCAAATTGTGAGGGATTCATGCTGTTATCTTTATTGCTTACCCAAAATGATAATTCGTTTGGTGTGATAAGCCCTATTTCGGACTTAGAGCGAGACATTTCAACGCCATTAAAGTCCATTATCTTGAAATCATAAGAACGTGTTTCTTCGCCATCCCAATGAATAGGAATATTCCAATTTATCTCGCTATCATAAATTGTAGTTCCACTAAGTTCGTTGCAATCCCTAGTAGACCAATGTTCCTCACGACATTCTTTGATAGACACATTATCAAGGTATCCTTCAAAATTTTGTTCGGTATAAAAACCAACCCGAACGCATGTGCTAGTGGACGGGGCAGTTACGTAAAAAACATAAGATACCCACTCAGAATCAGCACAAGCAGCAATTAACCTATCACCCCATACGGGCCCATGCTCAGCATAAATGTTGGGTGACCCAGAGATTATCTTAACATCGAATGCAATTCTATATCTTCTGCCAGCTACTACAGTGCTATTGGGATTATATCCTCCAACACAGTAAGTCCCAGTCGTTGTGCGCACAGCATGAATAGAGTATGTCCCCCGTGATGATTCTACCGATGAGGATTCAAATGTGTCATAATTGGAGATCCATCCAGTTGTTGCATTTGTCTCTATTACCCCATCTGCTGCTGCCGCCTGCGCAGTTGTAAAAAACTCATCTCCATATTGCGAAACATCAAACAACCAAGACACTTTCTTATTGGTTGCTGTTATAAGGTCTTCCTGTGTTTTTGTAAGGGATAATGCCATCTATGTTGCTCTACCCAATACCTTCAATGTCACCGTGGGGATGCTAAACAAATTCCCTGGTTGCCCTAATCGTGACAAATCACTATCAAACCGCACTGTGTATATGTGCCCATCATCTGGGTGTGACCACCTGAAACTACGCCCCCTCGCATTTGCCAATGCAGTGGAGTTGTACCAGTTGAATAACTTGCTTGCATCCGTTGTGGTTAGCACGGTCCATTGCAAGGTTACATAAAACATTGCCGTGCTACCACTTAAGGTTATGCGTTCCTCACTGTTGTCATCCCCGAGGTGTATCACCTGATTCTTGGTGCCTGTTTCAGTCAACACGTGCTGTGGGGTTATGTTTAGATTGGAGGAATTATAATCCGCCGTGCTTGGCGAAAGGTAATCCCACATTTCATACACGTACGCCATTAGACACCCCAATCACCGCTAAAAATTTGATTGTATATCGACATCCCTGTTTCGTTCGTCACGTTCCCACTTGCCACCTGATTGACAACAACTTGTCCAACAACCTCTCCGTCTATTTCAACCGTTGCCCCGCTTAAACCTGCAATGATTCCGTCTATGACGGCCTGCTTCATTGTCTCGTATTCGCTTTCTTTCGTTGTTGCCATACCACCCAGCGTACCCATAACGCCACCAAATGTTGTGGCATAATCTGAGGGTCCGTATGCCTTCATAAATGGCAAGTATGTTCCACTAGCATACTGTAATAATGCCTGATATTCTGCCGGACCTCCTGCTCGTGCCCCAGCTAGAAGCTCCGAATAATATCGACCAAATGTGCCAGCACTCTGTACGGGAGCAAGTTGCCCCGTCATCATGGCCATTTCAAACTGTGTCCACGAAGCCGCATAACCTGCCGCCGATGTCCTTATTTGTTCAATGGTTTGAGACGCAACGGTTGCCTGTTGCATCGCATTTGCAACTTGGTTATTTAGGTAATCAACGTAATTTGTTGCAAATGCTTCAACGTCAGATTGTAAGTTTTGTGCCGACTTGCGTCCCGAAAGTGCATATGAAAAATCTATATTCCTGAAAGACTCACCAAATATGTCCGCTATCTCCGGGGCAAGAGACTGCGTGAAGGTGTCCATCTGCGTTTTAAATTCGGTCACTACGGCATTGCGTGTATCTATATATGCCTGCACAACAGGGTGATACCATACGCCAGTTTCGTTCCATGGGGCTCCAGGGCCCGTAACCATACCACCAGCACGTCCACTACGTAGGTAGTTGTTGATATCCTCCATGGTGTAAGTCATCGGGGGATACTCTGCACCACCGAGACTACCTAAGACCCCACCGAGAAGCGCACCTATTATTGTTCCAACTATTGGAACTGCCGAACCCAAAGTACCACCTAATGCTGCACCTGCTGCACTCCCCCCAACATAACCGAGGCCACCGCCTAACCCTGCAGTCAACCCGCTATACTTACCTTGTGGCAACCCAAACATGGGCCCGAGCGTTGAATAACCTAACCCGGCAAGACCAGCAGCACCAAGTGCCGCTCCCCAGGTAGGAGCCATGCCATACATTGCAGCAGATGTTCCGGGTGCCATATATCCCGTTGCCGTTGCCGATGTCCACATGGGGGTTGAAAGAAAACCGCTAACACCTGGAATGAGACCACCTAAACTGCCCAATCCCCCAATACCACCTAAAGCTCCACCTGTCCCACCCAATCCTGCAGCGGCCATGGCAGTGCCACCCAACCCACCAAAACCAAGACCACCCAAAAGACTGCCAACAATGGGCACTACTATGGGTTTTGCTATCGCTGCAGCGGCAAGTTCGGCAAGAAAACGGAGAAAATAGTCTTTCATGCGGGAGAGAAAATCACCGAAGGAATTAAGTTGACCCGAAAAAATGTCATAGAATACGTCTGCAGTTTGGTCGTGGATGTTTTCGAGGAAGCGCTTGTAATCCTCTTCTTGCTTTTTTAAAGTTTTTTCGTTTTCTTTTTTCTTTTTCTCAAGGGTCTCTATTTCAATTAAAACTTCCTTTTCTTTTGCAACCTCAAGAGCTTTAAGGTTTGCCTCATGCATTTTCTTTGCATTAGAGGCCATCTCTTTCCATGCTTTACTTTTGGTGAGGTTTTCAGTTTCACGTCTAATCTTTTTGATGGCTTTCTCACCTTCAGTCCCCATGGTTTTGAAACTAGTCGTTGCCTTGTCAAGTCCTGCAATTAATTTATCAAACTTCTTATTTAAGGCATCAAAATCTTCGGCAGTTCCTCTAGCAACTTCTTTCCATATTTGTTCTTGACGACGCAATTCATGTGTTATTTGTGCATATGGGCGTGAAAGTTCTACGCTAATCTTGTGACTTATGTCATAAAGAATTTGATAAAAATCAGCCGCTTTGTCTATTAACCATGCAATGAGTTGAGCGAAACCCCATTGTAATGCTTTGTATGCTTCATGCACCAATTGAATAGCGCCAACAACTGTTCTCATGGAATTTATAAATGCTTTAGCAATGGCAACAGCCCATTCTTCTAGTTTGCCTTCACTTTTGAGTTTATTTATATATGCAAGTAATGCTTGTGCCTGTTCCTTCATTACAAGGAATGGACCGCTATCCATAACCATGTTACGAAATTGAAACCACAAATCCTGAAACATGGACATTGTTCCAGACCATGTTTTAGCGAGTTCATTGGTAACGCCCCTGAATTGACTATCTGCCGCCTCCCATGCTTGAAACATCATTTTTCTGGTTTCTTCGGCAGAATAACTTACACCCGCCTGAAAACCCATCATTGCAAGTACGCCACGTTCGCGAAACATATCTGCTGCTGCCGCCCCCGCAGAATACATGCGTATAATTTGTCCTGTAGTTTCCTGTAATGTTAACCCCGTAACAGCGGCAAGGTCGGTTATCATGGGCATCCAGCGTTTTACTTCATCCACGCCTCCCCGCATAACACCAGAAAGTGAAGTCGCTGCTTGCATGATTTCTCGATACTGGTATGGCACTTGACTGGCAAATTCAGACATCTCTTGGAACATGCGTCCACCTTCTTGGACGCTCCCAAGAAGGGTATTCAACCGAACACGGAAACCCTCTGCTTCTTTCGCTGCCTCAAGGAAACTATCAGCAACTTTAGACACACCCCACCCAGCAAAAGCGGCAACTGCAACATTCTTTAAGTTTATCATGCGCTTACTAAGGTCACCCACATTGCCACTCAATGCATTAATTCTTTTGGCAGAACTACGCATACCAGAAGTAAATTCCCTGCTTTGTAATGCGAGACGGACAAAGAGAGTTTGTTGGTTACTGGGCATTTATAATCGTCTTCCGCGTTTCATTCTTGCTTGTGCTAGTTGTTCCGCACGCTTTTCTAAAAATCTCTTTACCTTGAAGTATGCCATCCAATCGGTTATCTCTTGGCTGTCAAGACTATCAAGTAATTCGTTTAAAGTTTTCCCGAGCGTCTCAGCGAGTGAGTGAAGAAAATATTTATGCGTAGGATCGCCAGTGCTCGGGTTTAGACATTTTTTTCGGCCTCTTTCATTGCGTCTGGACTGAGACCGCTTATCTCCATGGCAGCATTAGCCAATCGTTCCACTGCCCCCGCTGACTTCTCCATGATTAACGACTCGTCTGCGGGCGCAAAAAGTTTTTCTCCGCTTTCCGGGTCAAAACAACAGGCGATAATCACTCCCGCCTGAAACTTGTCGTGGATAACGTTTCCCTTCTTGTCCATGCAGGATGTAAACAGGTTTGCCCTTTCCCGTGCAGTCATGGTGCGTACCTCTATGGTTACACCCCACTCGGGCATTTCTACATGCTTGTCATGGATGTCTTTAGCCGCCTTGATAGTTTCCTTGATATTCATATCAAACTCCTTTCACTAGGTTTTGTTACGTTTCAACCCTAGCTAATGTTGAATCCCCAATGAATGTCAATGTCTTGGTTGCCAAGTCTCCAACCGTGCCACCCGTCGGGAAACTTTCTAGGTATGTAAGTCCCTTGTATTCCGGGTTAGTGTTGGCTACCGCCGATGTGCTTGGGCGGAAAGCTATCCAGCAATCCGTTGAACTTTTTCCTATCTTGGTGAAAAAGTAGTCATCAATCATGCCATCTGCGTAGTCATCGTTGAACTCAACAGTCACACTCCACTGCTTTAAACCAGCAATGCGACAACGAAAGTCGTCACCGGATGCCGTTTTATCTAGAATGTCTGCACTGTAATTCAATGTTACCGCTCTCACGTATGACCATAATGTTGTGGTCGGTGAAGCAGGGTTGCCAAATCTCATAAAAGGCGCCTTAAATACAAGTTCTGCCATTGTTTTAATTCCTCCAGTTAGTTATTAAGTTGATGCGGTTGAATCTATTCCAGCCGTGGCTACTATGTTCCATTTCGGGTCAGTCGTGCCAGCGCTGGATCCAAAATGTAGTCTGAAAAATCTAAGTTTCGTTGACGGCATTTTCGTGGAACCCCACTTACTCTTGCCTCCCATGCTGCTATCCCAGTTCGCACACGCCCAGTGAAGCATAGTTGTTTCGGTGCCGAAGTCCGATTCACTCGAACCCATAATGCACACGCTCATGTCCTTATTGGTTGCCGTGGTGTACAGGGCGTGAATTGCGGCATAGAATTTTACAGTGGTGGTGTTCTGCCCGCATACATTACATGAAGTAGTGTTGCCCGAATTGCTATTTATCCCCGTGCTTGCAATGCCCTCTCTCAAAACCTTGCCACGAATTACCTTGCCGTAATTAGAGTACAGGTTGAGCGTGAACCCGAGCATGTCCCCGATTGTGCCTGAAATGTTGTATTCCCCGGCAACCGCCTGTGTTAAGTATGCCCGCCGCCCGAAATTGGTTCCCTCTGGCAAAATAGAAACCGATCCCGTTGTGCCACCTATGCGACTGAATATAGGGGCATCTACAGCTCCCGACGTTGGGACGGTCTGCGCCCCGCCCAAACCAGTGGACACCTCACCCTTGGCGTTCCAGAATCCACCCACGCTAATATCCGCCGTTATAAGGCCACCCTTTCTTTTGCGCCACGAGGAACCAAACGGGGTTGCGTCAACCACTTCTTGCGTGTGATTCAATGTAAGTGTGTTGGAATCTCCAGTGAAGTTCCAGCCATCAAAAAAGATTCCGCAGTTTTTCCATACTTTCTCTGCCATATTCCTGCTCCATAAAAAAAGGACCGTACAGATTCGCCCGCACGATCCTTATTATTATTTTCTATTTATATTTTTTCTAACTGCTATACCAGCATATGAAATCTGCCACAGTATGATAAATAACGGATTGATCCAGGGGATCTACTTCGGTTAAATCAATTTCCCCATCAAAGAAAAATCTTTGGACTGCTACCCATGTACTGCCAGAATAGTCACGTAAACATTCTTTTATTTGGTCCGCTAAATTGCGAACCTGTGTGTAACTCGTAGACCAACCATGAACTTGCCATCTTGGACTATGTATATTGGGATCCTGACCAGATGCATGAATTCCAACATCAGATGCCTTGTTGAACGTTATGGCAGGCAAATCCCCAGATTGTGGTAAAACAACGGGATAAATTCTCGTATTCACAATGCCAGTTATTCCCGTTGTGTTACGTAATCTACCGTATATTGCTACTCCTGCGTCACCCATATTATCTTATTTCAAATAGTGCAAAATGCTTGCCAATTACCGTTGTTGCCGCCATGCTTCCCTTATAGCTTTTTGTGTTCCACTCATTATCATTTGGGTAGCTCTATTACGTGATTTATCAACCCCTCGCGTGAAAAACGGATTCGCTGGCATTGGTGCTATTGATTTTAACCTGTGAAAGCGTCCATCAAAGAAAGCAGTCCAATATTCTCCAGTTGCAGTAACGAATCGTTCGCCTTTTTTAACTTTACGTGCAGTTTTCACTCGCCGTCCTGCCGTACCCCAATGAACTAAATGAAAATGAGGAGCTATCCTACCCACTACATACACAGCACCAGCAGGTTCTATTTTACTACTCCAAAATCGCTTTCTTGT